TATCTTCCTATCGGTGCATTTATAACAGCATACGCAAGAGAAAAGACAATTCGAACATCTCAAGCGATAAAGGATTATTCAATTAAAAAATACGGTGTTGATAAATATTGCTATTCAGATACAGACAGTATTCACTGCTTATTATCTATTGAGGAATTAAAGCAGTTTTGCGAAATAGACGATTTTGAGCTTGGAAAGTGGAAACATGAATCTTCATTTACAAGAGCAAAATTCATCAGACAAAAGTGTTATCTGGAAGAAATAGACAATGAAATTAAAATAACCTGTGCAGGGCTTCCGTCACGTTGTTACAAATATGTTACGTGGGAAAATTTTAAAACAGGATTTAAATGTGGTGGAAAACTTACATATAAACATGTAAAGCGGTGGAGTGTTACTTGTAGAAACTGAATTTTCAATAAAAGATAACTCTATAAAGAAGCAAATTGCGAATTTTAAGAAATAATTGTATAATGATTTTGTAAAACTAAAAAGAAAAGAGGTTAAAAAATCATTATGCAATTTTTTAATATATTATATGAAAGTAAAGAATTAAAAGTTCTTTTAATATGCGTATTACTTGATACTATTTTTGGAGTATTAAGAGCAATAAAGCAAAAGAAATTAAATTCAAATATAGGAATTGACGGCTTGATTCGTAAATTCGGAATGACAATTTCAGTTGTATTTTTTATGCTTATAGATTATATAGTAAAATTAAACTTAATCGGATTTATTCCAGAAGATGTAAGAAAAACAGTCGGAGTTGAAGCAGTTGGAATTTCTGGATTATTTCTTTATTTATTTATATTATATGAAGCTTTATCAATTTTAAAGAATATGATACTTTGCAAAATTCCGATACCGAAAAAGCTTCAAAATATATTAAAAGAACTATTTCAAAAATATACAAACGAGCTAGAAAAGGAGAATTTAAAAAATGGAGAAACTAAAGCGGAATAGATATTTCTGAATTTAATGGAGATATTGATTTTGAAAAAGTAAAAGAAGAAGTGGATTTTGTAGTCATAAGAGCAACATTCGGAAGATTCGGAACAGATAAAAAATTTATTCAAAATGTAGAAGGCTGTATAAAAAATGAAATTCCATTCGGATCATATTATTATTCATACGCACTTACAGAAAAAGAAGCGACCGAAGAAGTTGAACATTTTCATGAAGTAGTTAAAAATTACAAAGAAAAAATGTGCTTCCCTGCAATAATAGATATGGAAGATTCAGATAAATATAAATTTAATCATGGAGTATGCACAAAAGAAGAACTTACAAATATCTGTAAGACAGCTTGTGAAGAATTAATCAAAAAAGGCTATCAATCAATGATATATGCAAATGCTGACTGGTTCAAGAATAAACTAATAAAGCAAAATTTAAAATCATACTTTAAATGGCTTGCATGTTGGAACGAAAAAGAAAATGCTGAAGAACTTGCAAAAGATTATATAATGTGGCAATACTCAAATAAAGGAAAAATAAACGGTATATCTGGAAATGTAGATTTAAATTATTCTTTTGTAGACTTTAAAAAGTTAAATACTTATGTTGAAAACGTTTCAAAGCTAAACTTTATAAAGTTTACTTCAAATTTATCAGATTTTGATTTACAGTTTATTTCGTCATATAAATATGGTCAAGACTTAATGAATAAGATTCATAAAAGACTTCTAGAACCAAAAGTAGATAGAAAATCAAATCCAGATTTAATGAAAGAAGTTCAAAAAGAATTTAAATTAGAACTTAAAACAATGCAGTTTATTTATATGTATATAAATTGTGCTTCTTTTATAAATAAACTTTATAATGCGGTTACAAAAGAAGTTGACAATAAATAATAAAATATGTAAAATTGAGGTGAGAGCTATGGATTATAAAACTTATGATTCAAAAATTTCTTCAATGCTTGAAAAAATAGGAAATGAAGCTTCAGATAAAATATTAGATGATGTTGCTGTTTTACTAACCGATAATCAATCAATGAATGAATCTTTAAAAAATAAAGATGAAGAAATTGAAAAGTTAAAAGATAATTATTCAAAGCTTCAGAAGGTAAATGCAAATTTACTACTTCAAATTCCTGCAATCAAAGATGAAGAAATTGAAAAGAAAAAAGAAATTGAACAAAAAACTCAAACTTCTTTTTCATGGAAAGATTGTTTCGACGAAAAAGGAAAATTCAAAAATTAAAAAAGAAAGAAGGTATTAAAATGATTAAAGAGGGATTAAGAACCGCTTTAAACAACATTCGTGAAACTTCAATCGTAGATAACACTTTATATGCACGTTATGTTGAAGAAATCACACCAAATACAAATATCGGTGAATGGTCAGCACCGATTTTGGAAAATCAAACAATTTTAAATGACTTTTGTAATAGATTAATACAAAGAATTGTAAAGACACAGATTGAGATTAGACTTTTCAACAATCCTCTTCAAGTTCTTGAAGGCGATGAAATGATTCTAGGTGCAATCGGTCAAGAAATCTTTATCAATCCTGTTGTTGGAAGAAGATTTAATGTTGATGACATGGCTGGACTTTTAGCAAAATATGAAGCTGATGTCAAAGTTCAATATCATCACTTAAATTCAGATATTCAATATCCTGTTACAGTTACAAGAGCTAAAATTAAAGACGCATTTACTTCATGGGATTCTTTAGACAGATTTATTGAAGGAATAACAACTGCTTTATATAATGGTGCATATATTGACAGATATGAGATGACAAAAGACTTAATCGCTTCAGCTTATGAAGGAAATAATGTTCAAATTGAAACGATTACAGCTGTTTCATCTGAAGCAACAGGAAAAGCTTTTGTTGAAAAAGCAAGAGCATTATTCCTTAATTTCCAAACACCTATGTCTGATTTTAATGCATGGGGAAAAGTTGGCGGTTATGGTAGAGAGATTTTGACCTATACACCAAAAGAAGATATTGTTATTATATTAAGAAATGATGTTCTAGCTTCAATAGATGTAAATGTTCTAGCTTCAGCATTTAACATGAATAAAGCTGATTTTCTAGGCAACGTAATTGGAGTTAATAACTTTGATGTTTACGAATATCAAAAACAAAGTGACGGTTCAACAATCAGAGTTAAAACTTATGACGGAAGTGCAATCGTTGGCATGATAGCTGATAAACGTTGGTTCAGAATCTGGTCACAAGAACTTGTAATGGACGAATTTTATAATGCAAACTCAAGAACATGGAACTATTACTTAAACGATGTTCGTGGCTATTCTTATAGCTTATTTGCAAACGCAGTTGTATTCGCAACTTCAATGCCTACAGTTACAGCAACAAAAGTTGAATTTACTGATGATAGTGCTATAACTTTAGGAGTTGGCGAAAAAGTTATAAGAACTGTTGCATTAACACCATTTAATTCAACTTCAACAGTAACATTTACATCTTCAGCAACTTCAAAAGTTAAAGTTACAAAGATTGATGACAGACATGTTGAAATCGAAGGAGTTGCAGAAGGTACAGCAACTATTACAGCAACAGCTGAAACTACTTTAACAGATACGTTATCTGTAACATGTGCTTAAAATAAAATTACTCATTCTAAATACTTCCTATAATATTTTTAAAAAGAAGGAAGGAAGGAAAATTCTTCCTAACCTTCTTTTTTATTTTATATAAAAAGAGGTGAAAGCAATAAATGGTTGTAACACCAGATACAATGATTAAATTAGTACACCTTGACGTTTCAAAAGAACACCAACTAACATTTACAGATTTACAAGCACAAAGAGATTTTTTCTCAAATCTTAACGGATTAGAACTTCAAGCTTCAAAATATCAAAGAGAAAATTACAAGATTCGTTTTCCTGCATGGCTTGATGAACTTGATAATTATAACTATTGTTTTTTTAATAATCCTTCATATTCAAATAAATATTACTACTGTTATATCGTTAATAAAGAATACGTTAATGACGGAGTTACAGATATAACGATTGAAGTTGATGTTTTCCAGACATACCAATTTGACTTTATATATAGAAGTTGCTACGTTGAACGTGAACACGTTAATGATGATACAAGGCGGACTTCATACTGTACCAGAAAACATTGAAACAGGTGAATATATTATAAATTCATATGAAGATGTTTCAGAGCTTCGAGAAAAAATTTATTTAGTAAAAGTAAACAAGCTTACAGACGGAACTGTTTCACATGGAACAACATTCGGTTCATTATATTCAAGTTATAGATATTATGCTTGTAGAAATTATCAAGCTATGGTTGCACTTCTAGACGAATACGAACAAGCACAAATTACTGACGCAGTTGAATCAATATATGTAGTTCCATATGCTTTTATTAATCGTACAATGCAAGATATAATTGAAAATATTCCGCCAACAAATTCAAGATATATTCATATATTAGATATTTCAAAACCAACTTCAATTGACGGCTACACGCCAAAAAATAAAAAACTACTAACAGGTCAATATTGCTATTTAATGGCTTCAAATCAAAGTGGCGGAGTTTATAATTATAGTTATGAAGATTTTAAAAGTAATACTTGCGAATTTTCAATTTCTGCAATTCCTTCAGAAGGTTGTTCAGGAATACTAACACCACTTGCTTATGGAACAGTTGCAGGAACTGAAGAAAAGTTTTTTCCATTTTCTTTACAATTCGGTAAGCTTCCGATAACTGATTATAATTTTGACAATTATTCAATCTGGCTTCGAAATAATATGTTAAATATTGCACTAGCACAATATTCAGCACCATTACAAGCAGGACTTGGAATCGGTCAATTAGCTTTAGCTGGTGCAATCGGTAATGTAGATGTAGGATTTCAAGGGCTTGGAAATATAGGCTCAGCATTTTCAAGAGCTTCAGAGTTATCTGAACTTAAATTTGAAAAATCAAAACTTCCAGTAACAACAGTTGGACAAGTTGCAAATGGCGATATAATGTCTGCTATGAATACAACGAATTTTTATTTTTACAAGATGTCTATAAAATCTGAATATGCTAGAATAATAGATGATTATTTTTCAATGTTCGGCTATAAGATTTTAAAAACAAAAATTCCTAATATTACAGGTCGCCAAAACTGGAACTATGTAAAAACTGTTGAAGCGATAGTTGACGGATTGAACGTTCCAGAAAAATATATTAAAGAGTTTGAAAGAATGCTTAATAATGGAGTCACATTCTGGCACAATCCTCAAACTTTAAAAGATTATTCACAATCAAATAATATTATATAAAAAAAGAAGGTGATAAAATGTCAAATAATACTACGATTCGAAATGTAAATAGAAATGTAAATAGACCATTTGTTGATTCTGCAATTTTAAATTCTGCAACATATATAAACTATCTGGAAAGATTAAAACTTGTCGCATGTTCAATGTTTGAATGGATCAATCTTCCTTCATCAATGAATGCGGAATTTCTAGAACGTTGTTTATATGAATATGGAAAAGCAACTCTTCTAAAAACAAAAGAATATGGATTTATAAATTCAAAATGTTCTTCAAATGGAAATTTAAATATTTATATGCTTCCAACCTCAATGCATTGTTATTCAACCGATTCTTTAGATGTTGTCAGAAAACTTTATAATGGCTTTAAAGATGAAAATGAAGATGATTATGAATACTGTGTTTTAGTTAAAAATACTTATGATATGATACCGACAGAAAACACACTTGAACTTTTTGCACTACGTTTATATGAAGCTGAAAGAACTTGCGATGTTAATATAAAAGCACAAAAAACACCGACAATCGTTTTAGGTGATGAAGCTTTAAGACTTGCTATGAAAAATCTTGCAGAACAATATGACGGAAACCAACCTTTTATTTATGCAGATAAAAAACAAATCGGAACAGATAATTTTAAAGTGCTATCTACTGAAGCACCATTTATTGCTGACAAAATCATGGATTATAAAAAGCAAATCTGGAATGAAGCTTTAACATTTCTACGGAATTAATAATCTTGCTATGGAGAAAAAAGAAAGACTAGTTACTGATGAAGCAAATTCAAACAATGAACTAATTAATCTTAATCTTCAAGCTAGACTTCTTGAAAGAAAAAAAGCTTGCAAGCAGTTCAATGAACTTTTTGGACTTACTGGAGAAAATGCTATTGATGTCCGTGTACGTTCAGATTTAAGAAATGTTATTAAGAATCTTGATTCAACTGTTACAGATTTAGAAAATCAAAATAAAGGTGGTGAGAAGATTGTCAAACTATACGATGACACTAAAAAGAGTATGTGACGTATATGGGACTGATGAAGTTATATCATGGTTCAATCAATATGAACTTCGTTCTTATTTAACACAAGAACAAGTTGACATTATTGAAGATACAGATATATGGTCAAAAGATGTCTTGGCAACTCAAATTGTTAATCATTATATGACTAGAGAAATTGCATATGAAACACCATATTTATTTAGACACCATGCAAAAGTTAAAATGGACGAAATAATGGAAAAATATGCACCTTTAATTTATGCAAAATCTTTACAAATGACTTTTAATCCACTTACTGGAAACCAAACTTTTTCAGAAAATGAAACCTACACAAAAACAAATGCTGACACTTCATCTTCAGAAACTTCAAATACTGGAACAGCTACTTCTACAACTTCAAATAGCGGTTCATCTTTAAATGTCCATAATGATACACCACAACGGACAAATTTCAAAATCAACCATTCTTGCAGGAAATTATGCAACAGACGTTGAAGCAACCGAAAATGAAAATCAAGCAAATGATTCAACTTCTACTTCTTCATCTGGAACTGCAAACGGTGAATCGCAAGGTACTGAAACTTTTACAAAAACAAGAACTGGCTTTGATTTAAAGATGACAAAAGCAGATTTAGTATTAAATTATAAAAAATCAATAACTGCGATTAACTCACAGATTATTGAAGAATTAAATTCACTATTTTTTGCACTTTTTGATTAAATTTTAAAAATAGAAAGAAGGTATAAAATATGTTTAGACCACCTTTTAACTGGTTCAATAAATTCGGTTCACTTCCAGCAACTTATAAAGAAGCTATGTCTTACGAAGAACAAATCATGTGGCTTTGCAAAGAAGTCCAAAGAAATGAAAGCTATGCTGAAGAATTTCAAGCTGTAATCGACCAAATCAATGAATCAATTGGCAGTATAAATTCAGATTTAGATGATGTTTACAGAAATTTAAACGATTTAGCAACTAATAAGCAAAATAATTTAACTGCAGGAACTGGAATCTTACTTCAAAATAGCACAATCTCAACAGCACCAACAAATTTATCTCACTTACTTGAAGCAAATGGTTATATTGATTTTTCAAATGTTTCTGTGACTGATGTTCTTGATTTAACACCTGTTTCTGCTTCAAATTCAAATTATTTAATTTTAGAAGCAAATCAAGGCGAAAAGATTGAACTTGTAGGTAAGCTTGATGTTGCAATACTTGATTCAAATAATCAAGTTTTGTTTCTTGAAAAAAATTTAGAAGCTTCATCTTTTGATAATCCTGCGACAGTTGATATATTATACAATGATAGAAAAGTTGTTGCTTCATTCTATGAAACAGATACACATTTACCAGATGTTAGACTTTTTATGTCATCAGATTTTATCTACGATGAATTTTCAAGAAAACAAGATAAACTAACTGCAGGTGCTGGAATTTCAATCAATAATAACATTATTTCTGCAACTGGTAGTAGTGATAATTATATTGATATTTCTGCAGGATTAAAACAGAATCAATATATTGACTTTTCGAATAAAACTATCGGTGACACTTTATCTTTAGAACCTGTTTCGGCTACAAATACAGCTTATTATATAAAAGAAGTTGAAATCGGTGAACAATTTAAAATTGTTGGAAGTTATATTCTAGCAGAAATTGATAATAGAAATGTAATTGTAAATAAAGAATCTGGAACTGCAACTTCGCAAAATCCATATATTTATGACTGCATGGCTCAATTACCTTCAAGAGCTAGATTCGTTGTTACTTTTGAAAATACAAATACAAATCAACCTTCAGTTAGTGAAAATATAGACCAATACTACACTTTTAACCGTATTGAATCATCAAAAGAGATAGTAAAACTTGGAAATGACGTTTATTTAAATGATTCTTCGCCAGACACTGGACTTCTTAATGGATTATATTTTTCAGACGGACATAAAGTATATGTAAATAATGTTGA